CCGCAGCAGCGCCGATGATGTACCCTGTCAGATTGTCGAAATTTATGCCGTTTTTAAGCATATCGACAACGTTGATGCCCATCAGGACAGCCCCCGCGACAGCAAGCGCCAGCTGCTTTGCCTTCGACAAATTCCCCAGGAACTTCTTTCCGATTTTCCACGCAGCGAATCCAGCGGCCACCGCCGCCACATACGGCGATAGCTCGCGGACAACGGCTGCAATCTTGCCAATTTTTCCGGTGTCGACCTGATCGGACAAATCAAATTTCGGCGCTATGCCAGACGAACCGCCTCCACCGCCGCCGGAACTATCGTTCGATTCCCAGCGGTTCATTTCATCTAGCCCGGAAAGCTGTTTTTTTGCCTTCTCGGCCGCGTCCCCTGCGGCCTCGGTTGCGGAAGCCTGATTATACAGTGCCTTTGCAGATGCATCCGCTTGTGATGCCGTTTTGCCAAACAACGAATTGATAAACACGGACACAACGGCAGTCAATTTTGCAAGCCATGCCAGAAGCGTTCGAATTGCCGGCAAAATATAGTTGTAGATTGGTGCAAAAGCGGAAATCAGATTACCCCTGATCTGCGCCAAAGATGTTGACATTTGTTTGTCTGCGCCGATTGTGCTAAGCAGCATTTTGCGCATCGTACGCAGCGCTTTGGTAATCATGGTGAAAATGAAGACGCGCTTTGCTAAACCAGCAATTCGTTTGGTGAATTTCTTGAATTGTTCTGACACATTCTGCGTCGTCAAAGCTGCAAGACGCTGCTTTCCCACATATTCGCTTACGGCAGCACTGGCTTTTTCATGCGCGATCTGGCTGCCTTCCAGATTAAGCTGCGCCGTTTTCAGCTGCTGCGTTGTTTTCTGGATCGCTTCGGCAGTCTCCTGTGATACCGTCCCGGTTTTTCTGGTTTTCTTTTCGCTTTCTTCGACGGCCCGCAGCTCCGCGAGCTGCTTTCTCAATTCGTCGACCTTCTGCGCGGCCTTGTCCACGTTGTTCGCAGCCTTTTTCGCGTTGTTTTCCAGCTTCGCAAGGCCGGCGTCAAACTTGCCGCTATCAATCGCTGCTTCGTATACCAGATCGCCGACAACGTCAGCCATCGCGCGCACCCCCTGTCATCAGCTGCCGGATGAATTCATCTTCGTCGTCGGTCAGATGCGCCGACTTGAAATCGATCAATTCCCGGTTTTCGTCGTAGTATTCGCGTTCCCACTTTTCCAGTTTCTTGCCCTTGCGCAGCTTCCGACGGATGTCCAGGATCGTGGAAAACGTGCAGTCACCGATCTCCATATAATATCCGATGAACGTCCACCAGTGCATATACGACAGTGCGCGCACGTCCTGCCCGGCCACGCGGTTGATCGGCGCAATGAGCATCTGGAAATCCTGCTCCCAGTCCATCTGCTTCGGCTGCTGACGCTGGTCGCCGCGATCCACGCCGCCGTCTAAAAACCACAGCATGAATTTCACCGCGGCGGCCATGTCCGTGATCTGATCCCAGTCCGGGTAAAAGATCTTGACCGCCACTTCGGCGCGATCCTGATCTGTCAGATCCGGGTCATTCAGTGCGGCACATATGTCCAGAATTTCACGGAAGTCGCTTCGGATACGAAAACCCCGGCCGCCGATACACGCTGTCTTCGGCAGG